AGGATTTCGCGAAGCTGCGAAATCCAATTATGCGCAATGCGCTACCTTTTAAACTATGTGCCTCGTATCTCGTCAGGGAAACAAGGTGGCATAGCCGACCATGGACCGATTCTGTTTGACACAAATCGGCCTGTGCTATCATCAACCTTCAATAGGGCAAATTGCCCACCAGCCGAAGACTCTACCCACTTACGTCCGTTCAACTCGAACGCAGTACTTACCGGATACTTCCGGGGTACCGTAGGTAGGATGGGGTTCTCATGCCCATCAATAGCACGATTACAATCACGTAACCAAGCACCTTGCAGCGTTGCGCAGTATGCAGCACGATTGAACCGAGGTTCACGCGTGGTGCACAATTGCAATAATTGCCGCACAGGCCCAGGTGTAACGACCGCTGTGGAGGAGTTAAGATCCCTACCACCAGTGATGTCAACCTGAGTATGTTGAACCCGACCTCGTTTAAACGAAGCAAGGCGGTGCTTGAAATGCTTCCGGTATTTACGATAAACACCTTTATACATTTCGTGAAGGCGTGGATCACAGATAGGGTATATCTTCCCATCCGGACCGATGCTAGACCATTTGCGTATCGCATTAAGTAGCCAGATGACCCTTGGTAGGGTATCAACCGGTTCTTTGATGCGAAAAGGTTTAACATCTTGACCATTAAAATAATAGCCACCACATGACTCGCGGAAGAAGCCACGTTTAAACGACTTCTTATCGTTTACCTTAAACCCCATGCTTTCACATAAGGCTTGGTAACGGTCATAGCATGAAACAGGTATAATCACATCATCCCCGAATACGACTAGGTTTTCGCCTAATCGTGGGGTGATGCCCTGTTCTTGCATGACAGCTGCTGCTAGAGACAAGAAAATTACTGTCTCGAGCTCAAATGTGAAGCCATTCCCCATACTGGAGAACTGTTCCCACTTTACTTCTAAACCAGAGTCAGGCCAAAGGCCTTTCTTAGATCTACACGCATTTAACTCAGTATACCAATCGGTTGGGATTAGATCCCATACAACCCGATCAGCAATGCTGGATGATGCGTTAGCGAAGTCCACAGTTGCGTATTTACCATTAGCTGAACCCGCACGGGCCAGCTTCTGATTAATACGCCACGAATCGTCAAGATTTAACCCATGAAGAGACAAACGGTCGCGTATACCAGCACCTAGAGCTAACTGCAACATCATGTTGCAATCAGGCTCCTTAGCGATGGTACGTTCGATCGATGCATCTTTAGGGACAGTCGATACCTCGTTAGAGGTAACAATCCTTAACCTTGTCTTACGAAATACTGAGCCCCACACATTCGTGAGTTTAATAACAGTACTCGCTCGAGCATAAGCTTCAGGCGTTACGTCCAAAGGCGATCTTTTCGTACCGAATTTAAAGTACGGGGCGCCATGCATGGCTTTACGGGATGTGCTTGACCCGCCGGAAAATCGGCTGGCCTTATACACATCATACGTGAAATCACCTAGCGTGTCTACCACGAAACCACGTGCGTATCTCAATAACGAGTTGCGACCTTTAAGGGGTCGATAACCCGATTCGTTTATCAAACGATTGGAATCTTCTTGCGCCCTTGCCTTTTCCAAGGTAGGTGTGCGAAGATCCGTAGTTGAGTCTATCTCTGAGTACTTCCGAAGAAGCTCAGTTTTAAGATAGTTAAACCGGAATGTATCATAACCCGGTTTAGTAGGCACTTCGATGTAGCCCAAAAGGCCTGAAACATCGAGAGGTTTTATAGAAAGATCGATAAGCTGTCTATGAGACATATGAGCTCCGAAAGGTCATAATTGACCATATGTTGCAGTTCAGATAAAGCTAGGCTGAGTCCAAGAAGGACAAGACCTAACTTGAGTCGGTTGGCGTTAATAAAACGCTTTGCCGGCCGCGAGATTGGATTTGTGCAAAGTCAGCACATCAATCTGCTTCTGAATTTCAAGCTCCTTCTCCGCAGTTGTTGCGGCAGAGTTGAAGTTGAACTTACAGCTCGAGGAGTTAAACCCTTGAGCT